ATCATATAGTACCAAAAGAAAATGGTAAAATTTCAAGGAAAAAAACCATTGTTGATATAGCATTAGCTAAGAGTAATTTTTTAAAAGAAAATTTTGATTTAGTAATCATAGATGAAGTACATAAAATATCAAAGGATACTTCTATTAGATATGAATCAATATATGATTATTTAAAACGAAGTAATTTAGAGAATATTTGGTTATTAACTGGAACTATTATAACAAAATCTCCAATTAACTATATGAATATTCTAAAACTTATTTTTCATCCAGTTACAGACCAATGGCAATCATTTATTGAGAGATATTGTGATGGACATCAAATTTGTAGAAAAGGAGAAAAAGAGCGTCTCACAAATATGTTTTTAGATTCTAAAAGAAAAAATAGTTGGTTTGATCTTACATTTAAGGAAAAAGATGATTTAGTTGATTATATTGATAAATATGCAAAAAAACTATGGATAACTTCTGGTAATTCAAATTTGAAAGAATTATTTGAAAAAACAAAAAATGTATATTTAAGAAGATTAAAAGATATGATCCCAGGAATGATGGGGAAGGAAATTCACGAAGTTTATTATGATTTATCACCAGAACAAGAAATTGAATATTCACAACTATGGAATGAATATGAAACAAGTCAGAGAGAGTTAGGTAAAACTGAATTCAATCAAGATTTGACTGAGGGTATTTTAATGCGAATGGCTATCTCACGATATATGATTGAAAATACTAAAAAATTAGCAGATTCATTCATTTTAAAAGGAGAGAAGGTGTTAATTGCCTGTGCATTTAATGATGAAATTTTTGAATTACAAAAATATTTCGGAAAAAAATGTGTGATATATAAAGGAGGTATGACACAAAAGAAAAAGGATGAAGCAGAACGAAAGTTTATGGAAGACCCTGAAATAATGGTCTTTTTAGGAAATATAGAATCTGCGGGTGTCGGACTGACATTAATTTCCAGTCATATATGTCTTTTCAACTCATACTCGTGGATTCCAGCTAATAATTCTCAGATACAAGATAGAGTCGTGAGGATTGGTCAAAAGCATTTATGTCATATTTATTATCAATTATTTAGAAATACAATATCTGAAGATATGTGGGAAAATGTAATAAAAAAAGAAATAGTAATTAATACAATTGTAAAAAAAGAAGAAGATAAATAAAAATTTATTGAAAATAATTAAGTAGAATTGGTGAAAAAATAAATATTCACACTATTTATTAATAAACCCAACTACTACTTGGTTATAGAAATATAGGAATCTGGTTTAGATATTTAATGAAAGGTAGTAGCTTCATTATTATTCTGGACCAGATTTTTTTGTACGAAAAAATAAAGAGTTAAAAAGAACTTAAAAATGGAGTTTATTGAAAATAAATTATTTACATTAAATGGAAGAAAAAGAATTGGTGATGTTAATATTGGTGATAAAATAGTTGGTAATAATGGTAGTTATTGTAACGTAATGGAAGTACATTCAGAAACGAACGTAGAACTTTTTAAAATAACTTTTAATGATGGTTATTCATTAATTGTTGACGGAGAACATTTGTGTACATTGTATTCAAGTAATAGTGGAGAAAATCATACAAATAGAAAAAATAAAATTTTTTTATTAACCACAAAACAAATGTTGGATAAAGATTTAATATTAAAACAGAAGCAACAAAATGGTAATTCTAAAATTAGGGAGTATGAATTTGGTACTTATTTTAAACATAAAGATAAATCCCCAAGATGGCAGATACCGATTGTAAAACCAATAGGTTTTAATAATTTTAATAATTTACCTATAGAACCATATTTATTGGGTTTAGGACTTGGAGATGGCCATTTTTCACATAATCAAATAAAATTTGCTGTCCATAAAGATGATTACGATGAACTATTTGAAGATATAACTATTAATGAACTAAAAACAAATGTTAAGAGACCTAATATTAGATTTGGCGCTATTTCGGACACGGAAATAAAACTTACTGGAATAGGGTTAAACGAACACAGGTCATGGGATAAATTTATCCCTGATATTTATAAATATTCAAGTATTGAAAATAGAATCTCAATGCTTCAAGGGTTAATGGACACGGATGGTTATTGTGTTATTAGTCATCGAAAAAATGGGTCGTTTGGCGGTACAGAATATTCAACAGTATCAGAACAATTAGCTAACGATGTTGCTGAAATTGTGCATAGCTTAGGTGGAATAGTTAGAATGAAATCAAAAATAGGTTCATATACCAAAGATGGTATTAAACATTTATGTAGAAGAGCTTACCGTTTAAACATTAAAATGCCAGCTGGAATAAACCCTTTTAGAATAAAAAGAAAAGCTGATATTTATTATACTCCTGAAAAATATAAAGTTGGCAGATATATTAAAAATATAGAATCAGTCGGATTCGGAGATGTAGTTGGTATTTTAACTGATAGTCCAGATAATTCATATATTACTGAATATGGAATATTAACACATGATATTCAAAATAAATAAAAATGGCTACCGAAAATTTTAGATTTCAGTAGCCATTTTTTTAATATGTTATTAATTTAAAATTATTATCATAACATGTTTTACAATAGTGGTTATAATTAACTGTAGTTACAACATTCGTTGATGTACATAAACAACATTTAACCATATTATTTATATTCTGAATTTAAAGATGCGGGTTTTAAATATTCTGGTTTTCCATCAAACTTAAAAAAAACATACGTTCCATTATTATAAGCAAAAAATTCAATTCTACCCCCGTATAAACTTTTTAAATGGCGCATATGAGCACTCATTTTAATGGGATCTTTTCCTGGATAAAATTCTACGTTCGGCACACGTCCCATAGATTTCCATTGCTGCCTTTTTTCTGGACTTGCATAACCCATATCGACTATGTTTAAATCATTAGTCTGTGGTACGGAATTTATACTACTTTCTCCACCAGAATGATTTCCTAAACTACCTGGCCTTATATCATGATAATTATTATTATATTCTTTCAATAATGCTTCTTTTATCATATTCCGTAAAACACTTTCTTTAACTTTTATTTTTGTCATATTAACGTTTTTAAAAATTATTACAATTAGGACAGTATGGGAGTCCATCTTTCCATATTAAATTATCAGGAGTCCTATTTTTACCCTGACCACAACTACATATTACATCGTTACAATTCATATAATTTTAAATAAATAGAGTTTTTAGGTTATTTTTCATCGCAAAATTTCGAATAATCGATAACTAAATATATTATTATACCAATAATAACTAAAACACCTAAAAGAATATCTAAAAACATAAGTTAATTTATTTAATGTTGGTTATTTCATTCACTAAAATAAAAAATCGGTCATAATGTATGATATATCATTCAAAAACACCATATTTGTACCATTATATTAAACGTTATCAGAATTACCATTACTTTTATTAACCAATTTATCTACAATATATTTTTGACAATCCTGGCAATATCTATATTTACCAATACGTTTAGTTTCAATTATATCAAAATCTCTCAAACAACCAGCACATTGTATTTTAAACATATATTCACATTTTTTTTAATTGGTTATTTAGAGTATTTTATAAAAAAATCCTGTCAATATAAATACTAACAGGATTAAAAAAACATTTGTTTTTTGAAATTTTATTTTGAGATATTGTACAAAAAGTTAATTTAATTTTATTACATGGGTGTTGCAGGGACTCGAACCCTATTCTCCAGAATCACAAACTAGCGTACTACTCCAATTGTACTAACAACACAGTGCCCACAGAAGGATTTGAACCTCCGAACTCGTAAGAGAGCTGATTTACAGTCAGCCGCGTTTGACCACTTCGCTATGTAGGCATAATAGTATGATATAAAAAAATAACAAATTATCCTTTATAATTTTCTCTGATTAATTTCAACATTTCAAATAAATCACCATCACTAAATTTTGATTTCATATAATTAATACCTAAGCAAACCCATTGAACATTGTCCATCAAATAACCTTTATTGTTGTTTATTCTATCAAGAGATGCTGTATTATAAATAGAAGTTTTATTGTTTTTATTTTTTATTAATATATTTACGTTGGTAATTTTACATTTATTTTGTTGTTTATTTTCTAATAAATCTTTAATGAATTCTTCTGTTAAATTAAATTCTTTATTTGTTTTTATCGCTCTTTTTTCAACATCTTTTAAATAACGATAATAATCTTTAGTGTAATCATTATTTTTACAATCAACAGAACAATATCTTTGTTTTTTATCCGAAACGTCTTTTTTTGTAATGTACATTTCTTCGCCACATAATTTACAAGAACTTTTAATGGTTTGTCCAGATTTTTTATTATATTTATCTGGATTTTTAACCTTATATTTATTTACCTGCTTTATAACTTTTTCTTTATTTTTTAAGTAATCTTGTTTTCTATATGTCGAGTGACAATTTTTACAAATAGAAGCGAGGCCGTCATTTTTAGATTTATTAACAGAAAAAGACTCATTTGTTTTAGAAATTCCGCAGGTAGAACAAATTTTCATATTATATATTTTATTATAAATATATAATTAAAAAGAAAAAACTCCAAATTTTAATAATTAATTTTAAAAATTTGGAGTCTGTTGTCTTCGGCCACTCACTTGTATTAAACTCAACTTTTATATTGAGTATTCCTATTGTGTTTCCACGTTCTATACATTCTACGTTGATAATTAAAGATTTGTTTCTTATTACCTCTTTTACCTTTTGATTTATAGTAATTCAAACCTTCGTCCCAATAAGGGTCATCATCTAATACTACCAAAACACGATAAGCGTGGTTATCTGTAATTGTATAACCACGTTTTCTGTTAAAATTGTTAGTGCTCATAATTCAGATCCTTTCCATTGGGATTTTCTATTTGATTTCCAATTTTCACAATCATGATTATATTTTCTTTGCTTATTACATCCTCGATTTGGAGAACACATTGGACAAGCACTATAAAGCTTTATAAAAGCTTTTCGATAAACCGACGGTTTATCAGTTGTTTCTAAAATTTCTTTGTTTTTACTCATTTTAATTAGGTTTTAATTTACCTAATGAGCATCGAATAGTTTTTTCATTTAATTGCTATTTATTTAATTGATTAATATTAAAAAGACAAGCCATGATTTTTCAAATCTGCTACGTTTTCCAAACGTTATACACTTGTCTATTTGCGGAGGCGAGAGGAATTGAACCCCCAATACGGTATTAACGTACTACTAATTTTCAAGATTAGCCCTTCGTCCATTCAGACCACCTCCATTTTATTTTGTAAATCTCTTATTATTTTTTCTTTCCAATAATTTCGTCTGGTTGAGTTTTTATTTTTGTTTTTAAATGTACTTGTTTGGGAGTCGCAATTCGGACATATCATTCTATAATTTTTTCTTATATTATTTGAAGCATCCCCATCTATATGATCTAAAACAAATATTAATTTTTTTTCATTCCATTCGTCGTTCATTCCACAAATAGCACATTTATTATTTTGCTCTAATAAGAAGAAATCTTTATATTGTTTTGGTGTATATCCTCCGTTGTTATATTCACTTGGGTGTTCTAAAAAATAAATATAATTCTCTTTATGTTTCTTTATATTAGAACATTTATTTGAACAACATATTTTATCATTTGTTATTTTAATACCGCATATTGGACAAGAATTAGTTAAATTAACTTCCTTAGTTAGTTTTTCCTTTTTAACTTTAGGTTTTTTAGGCCTAACAATTGCTAATGTTTTTCTTATTTTATCTCTCGTGGCATTACTTACTTTTCGTCCAGTATTATTATATGTTGCAGAACAACTATTAGAACAAAATTTATGTCGATCTCCTATTAATATTTTTCCACAATTTAAACAATATTTTAATTTTCTTATTCTATATAAGTCTAAATCAAAATTTATCTCAATCGAAATATTTTTAATTTTATTTCTATTAATAGTATTATCAGATAAATTTAATTTTTTAAGTAAATCAGTTACATTTTTTGATTCGTCAAAAATTTTCAGTAGTTCATTGTTTTCCATTATTATATTTTAATATAAATACATGGAAAAACGGAAAAAACAGGTTTTGAACTTTATTATTTTAATTTTTTTGTACCCCAAACAGAACTCGAATCTGTAAGCCGCAAAGCAACGGTGTTTAAGACCGTAGTGTCTACCATTCCACCATTGAAACATTGTTTGTACTCAAAGAGGGACTCGAACCCTCACGCCTTTCGGTATATACTTCTAAGGCATACGTGTCTACCATTCCACCATTTGAGCATTTTATTTGCGGGGATGGAGGTAATCGAAACCTCTTCTCTTGATTAACAGTCAAGTGCATAAGACCCTCCAGCTACATCCCCATTGTATTATATTGATTATTAGAGCGATAGGCGAGGCTCAAACTCGCGACCCTCAGATTGGAAATCTAACGCTCTATCAACTGAGCTACTATCGCATTTATTATTCAAATTATTGGTAGTAAAATTGAATTACTGCCGATTTTTGGTGACCTAACTGGGGTATGATCCCAGAACCTTCACATTAAAAGTGTGAAGCTCTATCCATTTGAGCCATTAGATCATTGGTGCTCCCTGAATGATTTGAACATCCGATCCTCTGATTATGAGTCAGCAGCTCTAACCAACTGAGCTAAGGGAGCTTACATTGTTGTTTTTGGAGATGGTACAACTTTAAAAAACCATTTTTGGTGATCCTGGAGAGAATTAGACTCCCGACCTTCTGATTCGTATTCAGACGCTCTGTTCACTGAGCTACAAGACCATTTTTACATGTAAGATTTAAATAAGTATTTATTTTCACTCATATTTAGCATATTATCATATGAATAATATTGTTTTTCGTATAATAAGCACACATTATAACCAATTTTAATATACTCATTAAATTTATCAATTATATTCTGTTTATTGAATGTTACTTTAGATTTTATTTCAACAATTAAATTATCACTTTTAATATAAAAATCTGGAATTGCAGCCCTATATTTTAATTTTACACTATCCCAATATTTTATTCTAAAAAATTCAACTTCATAAATAATTTTCTTTTCATCTAATTCTAATGCATATTCAAGTTCATAAGAACTTCTATAATATATTAATTTTTTATCCCATGTTTCATGCCACCCATGTTTAAAACTATAATTTGTATCATTTGAATAGACCGATGTATTTGTATTTTGTAAACATGAATTTAATGCACTTTCTGAAGGATTTCTTGTCTTAATCCCGAATGTCTTTAATATATGTAATAAATTTTCATATGTTTTATTATAATTATATTTAATTGAAATATCCTTAGGAGACATTTCATTATCAAAATATTCTTTTAGTAATAATTCTTTGATTCTATAATATTCAAGATAAATATTAATAGTCCCAAGCTTTTTTATGTCAAATCCAAAACAACTTAAATTCTCGAACCAACTATACATATGATTACAAACTTCTAAGTTAGTGCATTTTTCTTGCCCACATATTTTACATAATTTTATTTTTTTACATTGTGTTCATTATTATATTTAATTCTTCCAAGTCGTATATTATTTTTAGTTTTCTCATCTAAAATTCTACCAGTATTATTGTATGTTGTAGAACAGCTTGTAGAACAAAACTTTTTTTGACCTTTAGTTAATTCTTTATTACAGTTTAAACAATATCTTTTCGGGTTTCTTTTCAGTTTATATATATTTAGATCAAAACCAACTGAATTGGATAACTTATTTAGTTCGAGTATACCATTAGAGTTTGTTGATATTCCAAAATATTTATAAGCTTCTGTTTTTGTTTTAAATGAATTTAATATATCATACGTTTCTTTTTTATTTTCCATATTAATACTTTACATATAAATATGAAAAAAAGTGGAAAAGTATGAAATCGAACTAATTTATTTTTAAATAATTTACTAAGTTCGAAAATAGTTTTAAAAGTTGGAGTGAGAGAAATCGAATCTCTTTAAATGGTTTTTCAGACCATCACATACACCACGTCTGTCACACCCCATTATTATTGTAGCGACGGATGGACTCAAACCACCGACATTTCCCGCATGAAGGGAACGCTCTATCAACTGAGCTACGTCACCATTTGTTGGAAATCACGGAATTGGACCGTGGACCCTCTACATGTAAAATAGATGCTCTACCACTGAGCTAATCTCCAATGTTTAATTTTTGTTGGGATAGAGGAACTTGAATCCCCAGCCTCAAAATTATCAGTTTTGTGATCTAACCAGTTGAGCTATATCCCATTATATAATAAAACTATTTTGTTTGTGGAACTTAGGGTAGTCGAAACCCTCTGTACTGGATGCAAACCAGTCATAATAGTCGATATATGAAAGCCCCATATTATTTTTTGCGGAAAGTACAGAATTCGAATCTGTGGACCATTTAACTGATCGTCTGTTTAGCAAACAGGTGGTATAATCCTCTCACCCAACTTTCCATTTTTGTTCCCCCAGCACGACTCGAACGTACACATCCGTTAGGATACCAGAATCAAAGTCTGGCGTATTTAGCCAATTCTACCATAGGGGAATATTATTTGACTCCCATGTTTGAGTTGAACAAACCTACATGCTTTTGCAGAGCATCGCCATACCGCATGACTTATGAGAGATTTAAGTATTTCCTATTGGAATCGAACCAATATCTAAAAATTAGAAGTTTTTTGTTCTATCCATTGAACTAAGGAAACATTATTGGTTGCGGGTATAGGAGTCGCGCCTATTATAAATAGCTTATGAGACTATCATGATTTATATGTCTGTTTCATTCCCCCGCAATATATTTTAATTTGTCGAGATGAGGCGAATTGAACACCCAATAACCCTCATTCCAAGTGAGGTAACCGCACCAATGGATCGCATCTCGTTTATTTATTCATTAATTTTTTAAAGATTTCAATTTGTTCATAAAGTAGTTGTTTATTTTTCTTATTAATTGGGTTATACCATTTAATTCTAAAAACCGCCCAGCCATTTTCCGTTAAGAATGTGTCTTTTTCTTTATCTTTAATTTTTCTTTCACTGTATTCATGTTGTTTACCATCAATTTCTAAAGCTATCTTTCTTTCAATAAATCCAAAATCAATAAAATATTTACCAACAGGTAGCTCTGGTTCCCATCCTATAATATTTTCATTATTAAAATAACCCTCAAAATATTTCTCAGGATAAGATCTATCTAATTTAGATCTTGATTTCCACCCTTGATGGGTACCATTTTTAACCTTTTTATTCATTATATTTCTTAATTTTTCTTTAGTTTCATCTGAAGTATGTTTATTTTTTGTTCCGCAAGACGGTGAGCAAAATTTTTGTTTTCCTTTTTTAGGTGTAAACTCAGTATTACAATATTCGCAAAATTTTGTTAATCTTTTAACTACTATTTTGCTATTATTATTTTTATTATCTGAATCTACAATGGTATATTTTTTATTATCATAATTATTAAAATGATATAGTAATAATCCATTTGAAATATTTATTTTTTCTTCAGTTGTTTTAATTTTACCCTTATTAGTATAAGAAGCAGAACAACTCCTATTACAAAATGTATTTCCTTTCTTTGTTACTATATTACCACAATTAGGACAATATTTAATTTTTTTATTTAAATGTTCATCATTAATTCCATTTTTAGATATAAACTCATCTATCTTTTTATAAGTTTTTTTATTTGAATATCCATAAAATTTAAGGGATATTTCGTTTTTTGATTTCGATTTTTTTATTAAATCAATTAACTCTTCATCTTCGTTCATACTATTTTTTAATATAAATAGTGTGAATTGTCAAAAAAGTGCGTTTCGAACTTAAAAACTTTATAAAAATAATAATCGATATAAAATGAAGCAATCTAACCAATTGATATACTTCCCAATATGCGGTCCATACGGAATTCGAATCCGTGATTTTTTCCGTGACAGGGAAACGGGGACGGCCAGACTCCTCTAATGGACCATTTAGTACTCAATAGGGGAGTTGGACCCCTCTTTCCAGGATGAAAACCTGACGACCTAACCGATAGTCGAATTGAGCATTTTTTTGTACAATATGTCAAAGATCTTTTTTTGGAGCCAAAGGTGAGGGTCAAACTCACGACCTAATGATTACAAATCATTTGTTCTATCACTGAACTACTTCGGCAAGTATTTTAAAATAAAAAAGTCGAACAAACTACATTTGGATTGTAATTTGTTCGACTTTCAAAGTCTCACTTAAAATTCCTTTCCAAATATCGTTGTAGATATCTGAAAAGATCTCTACTGATTTATGTTGTTCTAATTGTTTTATGTTTTTGTATCGGTTGCACGTTTGCATACGAATTATTATTACCTATTGTTCTATAATCACTACCATTAAAACAAATATGTTCTTCTACTTCTGAACTATAAAAACTCGTTGCTGTGGAAGGTCGTAGATTTGACGCAGAGTTCCACATGCCCACTAAAGTGTTCAATATTGAAATTAGAATAATATTTAAATAAAATTTCAGCATTATTAGTTTTTTATTATTATTTTAATATAAATAGTTTATTATTTTAAAAATTCATTTTATTTTCAAATTATTTTCATTTATTTTAAAAATAATTTATTTTGTTTTAAATTCTACACAAATGTACGGGTAATATTTGAGAAAAACAAGTTTTAATTGTTAAAATAACAAAATATCTAAAATAAATTTTGAAATAACTTGTTTTTCTAATTTTTTAAACGTACATTTGTTAAAATAGCGGTAAATAATTTAAATAAAATTTAATTTTTGAGATTTTATATCTATTTATATTAAAATAATAAGTGTATACACCGAAAATAAATAATGCAATTAGTAGAAAAACATATTATCAATAAATCTCATTCACTTTTTTCTGAATGTAATGGTTTATGTTTTAAATCGAAGAATCTTTACAATTATGCTAATTACATTGTTCGCAATGAGTTTATAAATACTTTTAAAGAAAAAGAACAAGGTGTTCGTACTTTTGCTAACTATTTAAATTATAATGCGATTAATCGAATATTAATTGATAATAAACAGTTTGATATGTACCAATTACCAATTAAGGTTTCTAATCAAACTTTAATGACTTTGGACAGGAATTGGAAATCATTTTTTAAATCTATTAAAAATTATTCAAAAAATAAAACAAAATATAACGGCAAACCAGCTCTTCCTAAGTATTTAAATAAAACTTATGGTAGGTTTATAACCATTTACGAAAAAGGTGCTATTTCTAAAAAACGGCTTAAACATGGCATAGTTGCTCTTTCAAAAACTAATATAGAAATTAGTTCTAAAAAGGAAAATATTAATATGGTGCGTATTGTTCCGCATTTAGACCATTATGTAATTGAGGTTGTTTATACAGTTCCCGACAAACCTAAATTAGAAAACAATAATAGATATATTAGTTTAGATTTAGGTGTTAATAATTTAGCAACTATTACAAGTAACGTTAAAGATATAAATCCTATTATTATTAATGGTAAACCATTAAAATCTATTAATCAGTTTTATAATAAGAAAATAGCTGAATATAAAACAGTTTTAGAAATAAGAAATAAAAAGAAAACAAGTAAAAAACTTAGAAAAGTAACAAATAAAAGGAATAGAAAAGTAGATAATTATCTACATAAAGCGAGCAAATTAATTATTGACTTTGTAAAAGAAAAAGAAATTAACACCGTAATTATCGGCAAGAACGATGGTTGGAAACAAGATTCCAATATGAGAAAAGACACTAATCAGAACTTCGTTAACATTCCCCACAGTAGATTTATAAATATGGTTGTTTATAAATGCGAAAAAGAGGGAATAAATATTATACTACAAGAAGAGAGTTATACAAGTAAAGCATCATTTCTTAACTTAGATAAGATTCCTGTTTATGAAAAAATAAAAACTGAACCAGAGTTCAGTGGATATCGTAAATATAGAGGTTTATATAAAATTAAGAAAGAAAATACTTATATAAATGCAGATGTGAATGGTAGTTATAATATATTAAGAAAAGCAATCCCGAATGTTTTTTCGGACGGGATAGAGGGTTTATCAGTAAACCCAGTAATCATAAAAATTACAAATTAATTTCATAGTTTACTATGTTTTTAGAAACTGCTCATAATTGAAATGAGAACATTTCATATTTTAGTTTGTTTAATTATATTATCTATTATATTTTTCTTCTACTTCTTCATCCGTCAATGGAATATATCTTTTAGACCATTTGATCAAAAAATCGTTTTTATTTGGTAATATGTCGGTAATAGTCCATTCTTTTAATACATCATTAGTATATCTTGTTTCAATATTATAAAGTACAGTTTCCCTATAAGTATTAACCCAAAAACCATCATATTCAAACGATTTTGTGTGTAATTCTAAAAATGTTGGTTCCATATTATTCATCGTCATCACAATCATTTAAGCCATTACCATCCCAAGTTATATTATCATCGTCGATACAATGCACTATCTGAACCTTAATATCACCACTTCCAACTGTATGTAAATCCTGTGTTGTTGTATAATAATTTTTTCCCATATTTTTATTTTATTTCAGTTACCAATAATATTTTATTACCATTCATTATAATCTTACCATCTTTTATAGCTTGTTCAATAACTACTCTATCTTCTTGTGTATTTACCATTATATCAACCATGAAGACTCTAGCTTTATCTGTACATTTTTCTTCTATATATTGCTTAGCTGTACATATTATTCTTTTATATGTCATATTATAATGTCATATTTGATTTAACGATTTCTGAAACAAGTTTTCCATCAGCACCAAGAAATTTTGTTTTAACCTCAGCGATGATTGAACCCATTTCTTTTTGGGTAAATGGTTGTAAAGTTAAAACAAATGTTTCAATATCTTCTTTTGAAGCTTCTTTTGGTAAATACCGTTTAATAATTTCAGCTTCAACAAATTCATTCTCAGCTAATTCTGGCCTATTACACCCAAAATAGATAGAAGCAGATTCCATTCTTTCTTTTACCATTTTATTGAGAATTCTAATTTCCTCTACTTCAGTTAGAACAGGCGTATCTTTAGAATTTTCAAATTCCATAAATTTTGTTTTAATAGCTCTAAAAGCTCCAAGTTCTGGTTTGTTTTTTGAAAGCATTGCTTTCTTAATCAAGTTTAATAATTCGTTTTTCATTTATTTGTTGTTTTATTATATTTTTAATATATTTCAGCTATTATTTCAAAATTATCCTTAATATATTTCTCTGGTTCGTATGCTTCATCATTATTTTGACAATTTTCAAACGTATATGGTGTTAATTCAACATGGTTACAATATACTTTTGGATATATTCCACGAAACGCATTTCCATTTAGATGTTTTATATCGTGCACTAAATGTTCTAATGTGTATAACATTCCGTTTTCTTTATTTCTGTATAAATTAATATTACTCATTTATTTTCTTATAATTTGATTTTCATCTATTTCCGATGGGTGAATAACAGTAAGATCAGAATACCATTTTTTATTTACATCGAAATAGCAAATAGTCCAATGATCCTTCACGCCAAATAGTTTCACCCAATAATACCCGTTTTCTCTTTCCATATTATATATATTTATTTGATTTTAATCCCACCTACCGTTACATGTTGAACAACCACTTTTAGTTCTACAAGTATTACATGAGTAACTACTTACCACACGATTTCCATCTGAGCAATCTTCTTTTTCATATTTAATAAACGTTAAAATAAGGAATATTATAAGGTGCATTATAACTACCTTTTTTACTTACCCTACATAATATATCAACATATGGATATTCACTATAACGTTCGTGATATTTAGCCTTTGCCTTACCAACGCTTTCAGCAGTTATGGTTTCATAAGGAGCATTAGCGCAGTCGGCAATATAACAAAATTTATCTACAAGGTCGTATGTTTTCATATTATATTTTCTTTATAACCAACCAAACAAAATTCTTTAAAATTAACCATTGGTTTTGTTGGGGTTATACCATATTTAACCATTTTTTCAAATCCAATATTCCAAGCTCTATTTTCCATTAAATACACACGCTCTGGTTTATTACAATTGTACCTACCCGTATCTAATATATGTCCTAGTTCATGAAAGAATGTACATACTTTAATATCTATCGATTCAAAATCACCCAAGAAAATTAACCTTTGTGGTATGTAAGATACACCATAATTAAGCTCACCAACCAAATCTCTATCCATACCATTATCATCTATTTTACCTAATTTAACATTATAATCCTTAGCTATTTTTGTCAGTGACAGTCTTTTCAGATTCATTTATATTATTTTTTAATTATTTTATTTGACAAAAGTAGATAAAACAGTTGTTATTTCAAAATGCTTTAACATTTATTACAAATGTACTGATAATATATGGTAAAAACAAGTTATTTTAATTATCAATAAAAATAAAATTTAATAATTGTGAATTTTTCTGTTTTGGGTTCTATTTATATGTATATTAAATATAATACACATATGATGATAAAAGAAAAAGATGTTATTCTACCTATTAGAATTAAAAGAGAATTAAAAAACGAGTTTAAATCTCATTGTGATAAAAAGGGTTATTCCTTAAATAAAAGAATAAAGATTTTAATAGAGGAAGATATCCAAAATGAGAAAG